ACAGACAGCCGCCAGATGCGCAAGGCGCGCTCGGGGACCAGCCGCCGGGCTTCGTCCAGGTTGGCTTCCAGGCGCCGGCTCCAGAAATCCAGCGTGCGCGCGTAATGCAGGCGCAGGCTCTCCACGTCGACGATTTCCAGCCCCGATTCGCTGATGCAGGCGCCGATCTTCGCCAGATGCGGCAGCTCGCCGTGGGGGAATACGTAGCGGCCGATGAACTCGCCGGCGCCATGGCCCACCGGCCGGCCATCGATATGTCGCGACGTGATGCCATGGTTCATCACCAGGCCACCGGGGCGCACCACTTCCGAGAGCTGCCGGCAGTACAGCGGCAGGTTGGCCTGGCCGACGTGCTCGAACATGCCGACGCTGACCACCTTGTCGAACTGGCCGTCCCGGGGCAGGTCGCGGTAGTCCATCAGCTCCAGCTGCACCTGCCCCTCCAGACCCTCGGCCGCCACGCGCTCGCGACCGAGCTTGAGCTGCTCACGGCTTAGGGTAATGCCGAACACCTCCACGCCGAACTCCCGCGCCGCAAAACGCGCCAGCCCGCCCCAGCCGCAACCGACGTCCAGCAGACGTTCGCCGGGTTTCAGCCGCAGCTTGCGGCACAGGTGACGCAGCTTGGCCTGCTGAGCCTGGTCGAGGTCTTCCGTGCCGGTCTCGAAATAACCGCAGGAATAGACCATGTCGCGGTCCAGCCACAGCTGGTAGAAATCGTTGGACAGGTCGTAGTGATAGGAAATGGCCTCGGCATCGGTGGCCTTGTCGTGGGATTCGGGCAGGGGGGCTGCCGTTTCGTCCTTGCCCAGCGCGCGGCTCAGCTCATCGCCGATACGGATCACCTCGTCCAGCGGGCCGTCCAGATCCAGCCGCCCCTCTACATAAGCGGCACCCAGTAGATCGAGGCTGGGGTGCGCGAGATCGGCGACGATCTCCGGATCATTGATGGCCAGCGTCACACTGGGTGCCGGCCCCAGATCGATAGCCTTGCCGTCCCAGAGCTGGAGACGCAACGGCAGTGATAATCCACGCAAGGCAGGTAACAAGGACGCCAACATGCTTGATCTCCTTCATTCCGTTTCCAAGAAATCCTAGACCAACAGCCAGAGACTATAGGTCGGGCAGGCGATAATTTCCTTCTATGGGGGTGATAGAGGTACGCGGCGGCTGGCGACCGAGGAGGGGACGGGACGAATCGAGAAGAGTGGCGAAGGGAGTGAAAGTTGAGTTCGCTCGCGGGTTGTACTGATGGTTTGAGTTGGCTGTTTCGCTACCGGCCCGCCGGCCGTGTGCCGAAATACCATTAATCATGTCGTATCGCCGGATGCGTGCGGACTACTCCCTGAGCCATGTCATGGGAGCCCGTGAACCAGAGGGAGGGAAATTGGCGGAAGGCAGTGAGAGTCGAACTCACCCAGGAGCGGCTGCCGCCCCCAACCGGGTTTGAAGCCCGGCCGCAGCACCGGCTGCGATTGCCTTCCTTATTGATTTACAAAGGATTTTCTAGCCCTGAGCGAGAGTCAGAAGCTGGAGAGTCGAAGAAGTGTCGAAAATCCCGAGCGGGGCCAAAGGCTAACACGTCCTGCAGGTGATCGGGAGCCAGATGGGCATAGCGCATCGTCATCGCCAGGGTCGAGTGGCCCAGGATCTTCTGCAGCGTGAGGATGTTGCCACCGTTCGCAATGAAGTGTGATGCGAAGGTGTGTCGCAGCACATGGGATTTCTGTCCTGCGGGCAGCTTGAGCCCGGTTCGGACAACGGCCTCATCGAACCGGTCACGGCAGTTGCTGAAGGCACCATGCTCCCGTAGATGATCGCGAATCCGCTCTGCCAGCATTGGGTCAATCGGCACCACCCGACGCCGCTTCGACTTCGTGTTCACGAACTGGAGCATTCCATCGCCCACCCGGCTGATCGTCAGCCCTTGCGCTTCACCCCAACGGCAGCCCGTCACCAGACAGATCATGGCGATCAGCTCGACATGCGGGTGCGTCATGCTGCGCAGCACCTGGAAGAGCCGGTTGATTTGCTTTGCGTCGAGGTACGACAGTTCCCGCTCTTGCAGCCGTATCGCGCGGAGCAGGGCGAGCGGATTCTCGAACTCGATTTCACCGAGCCGCCGCAGCTCATTGAACAACGCTCGCAGGTAGGAGAGTTCGTTGTTCAGCGTCTTCGGGCTGATGCCTGTCGCGATCCGCTTGGCGCGGTACTCCGCGAAATCCGTTGCCGTGAACGTGATCGCCACGGGGTCCCTGAGGCGTTCGACCATGCGATCCATGATGACGCGGCGACCTTCGTAGTCGGCCAGCGAGCGGCCATGCAGGCGGCCCCAGCAATCCACCAGTTCGGACAGGCGTCGACGATCCTTCGGCTTGGGTGACCATTGCGGGCTTTCGATCAGCCTGGAACGGCATGTTGCCTCGAACCGCTGAGCCTCGCCCTTGGTCTTGAATGTCTTGCGAAACCGCCTGCCCTTGATCGGCTCAACATCGACGCGCCAGCGACCATCAGGCAGTTGCTGAATCGCCATCAGACAGCACGCCCCCACCGAACATGCCGCTCTTGCAGCAGGTTCTTGATGTGCTTGTACAGGTCGCGCTCGCTCATATCCTTGGAGGCGTAATGATCGCGGATCACCGGCCAGCACTCCCATTCGCGCAGCCGGTCGAAGGCTTGCTTAGCGCCCACTCGCTCCCGTGCCAGCAGGCTTACAAAGTTTCCCAAGAACAGTTCCACGTTCTTGCCCGAGAAGCCTCGCGAGGTCTTGTAGTAACGCTTGTATTCCGTCTCATCGACCAGGGAATCAACCGGCACCTCGACTCGAACATCGTCACGAATGAGCGTCCAGATCGGCGCGTATTGCCCAGACCGATGCAGCAGCTTGAACTGGCACAGCCCGTAGCGCCAAAGTCCGTCCAGATGGCCCGCGAAGGCTGCGAAGGAATCCGTTTCGATGGCCTCGCCGGTCTTCGCGCTGATCGAGCCGCTGGCGAACTGCTGGATGACCGAATGGTGATAACGCAGCTCGATGCGCCACACGTCGGCCTCTGAATTGTAGTTATCTGGATCGGCCGCATCGAAGGAGTCACGCCGACGCCAGACACTTTCCCAGAAATCGAGCTTGTCATGGGAGCGAGCCTGAAGCGTCTTGTTATAGATGCCGAGTTGCACACCACCAGCGGAGCCAAACAGAAAGGATTGGCCCTTGCCATAGGTGGCTGACTCCATCGTCCACTGGATTTCCTTGATGCCGGAAATATCACGTACAGCGCGTGCGCGACAGTGCATATGGGCGGTTAGATCAGCCGGAGGCTCCCAGCCTTGAATATCCAACGCGAGATGGACGGCGCATTGGTTGCGTTCGCGATGGGTCATCACGGCTGCAGCGTAATAGTCCATACGCTCTTGCAAGCGCTCAGGCGACAGCGCGTCGATGGCATGGGGCGACACCTCAATTTTCAGGTGTGGCCCGATTTGCTCCAGCTTGGCGTTGAAGTTCTTGATCAGCAGGATGAAGCCGAGGTCGGCGTTCTGCAGCTTGTATTGGTAGCCGGAGTCACGGCCAACACGCCCTGCATGCCAGAACTCACCGGCGAACTCGACCATGACGCCCGGTTTCTCGAAAAGCGCCATGATTTCCGGGCGAATCAGCCCACGGTACAACTGGCGGACCGTATCAACGCCACACCGGAGCAAACGGACCTTCGATAGATCGGTGATCGCTGCCGTACCCGGATCGACAAATAGCCGCCCATCCCTGGAAGGAATTCCGCTTACCCGATCCAGTCTTGCTTGATCCTTAACGCGCATTCTTGAATCTCCAACAATGTCCATTAACGGACGGTTTCAACTCTGTTTATCTGACGTGCTACAGGGACGTCAGCGCGCGAGCACGCCGGCTCGTGCCTCGCCGTGCGTGCAGTGACGCGCTGACGGTCATCACCACAGGAATTGCCCCTTCTGGTACGGAACGACGGTCAAGCTGCCGCCACCCGATGGCTGAGCGACCACGGGCTGTGCGGCAGGCTGAGAGGGTCGTTGGGGGCTTTGAGCTTCTGGGCGCTGAGAGCTGCCGGAGCGGTCGGGAATGGTCGGATCAAAAAAGCCGTACTCAACCACCCGATTGCAGAAGGCGAAGTCGGTTTCGATGCGGGTGCTCTGCTGCGTGTAGCACTGGCACACGGTAGGGACGCCATTCACCACGGCATGCGCCATGCGCCCGAACTCCCGTGCATAGGTGTCGGGATCAGTGCTGGACATGCAGTAGAGCCGAGGGAACGAGACAGGCCGGGTTAGCTCATCGTAGATTGGCGCAGACGCCGGAATCTGTGGCACCCGAGGGACCCGACGCCCGATATAACTGGTGACTGTTTCGGGCGCAGCCGATTGGCCACTCCCCGCGGGGCGGATAAACGCGCCTACGGTATCCCGCACCTGATCGACCATGCTTCCAGGCGCGCCACCATCGGCGACGGGCGCGGTCTTCTCGGCGTTGTAACGCTCATAGGCGCGATAGACGAGGATGCCCGCACCGAGGATGACGCACAGCGCCAGGATGAACTTGGTCGGCACTTTGGTCTGGAAGTGGTGCTTGGCGTTGGTACTGGTATAGGCGCCAAAGTAGCGCTTATCCAGACGCAGCGATTTCTTGTCGGCATCCTTGAAGCTGGTTTTCACCTCTACCTTTTCAACCACCACTTCAGACTCGAAGCGCAGCAGCTGGGCTGACTTGAAGACTCGCCAGTAGTGAATATGGCTGTTGCACAGGCGGCGCAGGTGCACGTCCAGATAGCGCGGGTCTTGCGTGACCAGATGCACTTCGTGGCCTTGGTGACGCATGGTCTCGAAGCGGGTGATGTGCTCCGGTGGACGGGCGCGCGGGTCGCGTGCACCAAACCAGCCTTGGGCCTCGTCCACGACGATGACCGCATCGCTGGGAAGCTCGAACCACTTTTCGGGATCTTCGAACTCAAACCACTGCGCTTGAAGCTGCTCGGGCTTGAGGCCGTTGATGTTGTGGTAATAGACCACCCGCCCTTCGCCATGAGCCTTCTGGTCCACTTCGCGGATGGTGTTCAGGGTCTTGCCGTGGCCGGGTTTGCCGGTGCGGATAACGAGCATGGCGCCCCCTTAGGCTTCGATGGAGGTGCCGCCCGGCTTGTGCCAGACCTGATTACGTTTGCGGTCGGTGGCCTTGTCGATCCCGGCCAGGATGAAGCGCGTGGAGATCGCCGCAAAATACAGGTTCACCACCACATCGAACTTGGCGAGTCCGAGAATGCCTTGGATCACCGGCCCCACTTCACCCATCAGGCCGAACAGGTAGTCCTGGGCTTGGCCAATGATCAGGTTGAAGCCCATATAGGTGACGAAGCCGAAGCCGATCATCTTCAGCACCATCTTCACCAGCGGACCAAGGACGATGACGAGCATCTGAACAATGAACAGGAATTGCATTACTGGCCTCCTACGGAGCGACCGACGTAGAGCGCGGCGAGAACGGTGGCCACAGCCACAAACAAACCGCTCAGATCACTGGCGGCGCGGCATAGCGGCTCATAACTGATTTCAAAAGAACGCCCACCGGCCATGGTCAAGCTGAACCTCTCAGCGGCCGGGCAAGTGGAGGGTAGAAAGCGCGTTCCCTGATTAACGAACGATGGAACGTCGATAACGCCGTTACCTTCATTCAGTTCGAACTTGTCACCGGTAACTGCTGCCTCGATTCCAGGCTTGTGCTTCTCGAAATCGGTCATCTCTTGCGCAAGGCAGAGCTGTTCCTTTTGCTGACGCAGGATTTCGCAGTCGATGGCATCGCCACTGCATGAAAAGCCCGCATCGCAGGTGCCGACCGAAGCTTCACGTTCCGGCCCTTCTTCGCCTTCTTCTTCCGATCCACCATCCTTATCGCAACCAGCACCGGTGCATTCGTAGTTCGAATCACCGGGTTTGCCGTCGGCGTCTTCCTCGCTGGTCGAAGTTTCGGTTTTGCTGGTGGAGGTGCAGGGCTTCACGCCCTTGCAACTGGTCTTGTCGGTAGTGGTATCGGTTTTGGTAGTGCTGGAGCCATCAGGATTGGTCTTTTTTTCAATGTCCTGCTTTACATCGGTTTTGCTGTAATCCGGGGGCGGGACACCGGCTTTACAACTATCACCACTGCAATCGACCTTACCAGGCTGCTTACTCTCCTCGGTTGAGGAGCAGGAGCGAGTCTGCGTACCGTCAGCTTGGGTTTCCCAATCGCCGCACTTGCTGTCCTTTGCAAAGGCGGGATCGGCTTTTGAAGGGGGCTTGCTGGGCGGCTGGTCGAACGGGCTGCCTGGGGAGGGATTGTCCGAGGTGCAGGAATTGCCGGTGCCCTTGTACTCGACGGTACAAAACACATCGGTGAGGTTGTCGCCTTCCAGAAAACGCGAGCAGCCTCTAACAACATTGGTGCGGCTGTACTGGCACTGGCTCTCGCAAACGGTCGAAGGCGGTGCATCAGGAGGACCGGGACGATCTACCGGGCCGCCGTTATATTCATGGTCGACTATTTGACCTTCAGTTGACGCGCACTTGTCCTCTTCAGGGCTTTCACATCTACCAGTAGATGGATCATATACCGCCCCCTGGGAGCAGGAATCACCGAAACGAAGAATATTGGAAGATGCAACTTGCGCCGAACCGGAGTTTCTATACTCGACACGGCATCGCCACTGTGTTTCGTTCGTTTTTGTAAGGCGCTGAGTTACGCCCGTATTTGAAGAGGTCTGATAAAGACCCATGTAGTAATCACAAGCTGCGGACGGGTCTGTAAATTGTCCGTAACCGGAACCCGCAGAAAGCGTCCAATAGTAATCCTCAGCACTGGCCGAAGCATGCCAAAGCAGCAAAGCCGCCAAAACTGCAAAAATCCTTTTCATATTCAAACCCGCCCAAAAAACACGAGGTAAAACGCCAGCGTGGTGAGAATCAGGACGTACAGTTCGTAGCTCATTGGCGTTTCCCTTGAAGAGAAAACCCCGCCGGAGCGGGGTTTGTTTGCTTCGGCACATGCAGTGCGCGGTTTCCGGTTACAGCGCGCGGCGCATGTACTTGAACGCCATGGCGGCGATGATCACGGCGAACACCGCCCAGCCGATGGTGCCGACGTCTTCACCCGCAGAGTCGAGCGCGCCGGTAGCTTCGGGCGGGACAGCGGCGTAGGCCTGTTGAACGGCCAGCAGGCCGGTTGCAGCAGCGGCGCCCAGGGAGCGACGCAGGGTCTTGATGTGTTGCATGGTTTGATACCTCACTGTTTCAGGGCTTTTTTCAGGACCAGGAAGCCGAACACGGTGGCGAACAACACGATCGCTTCGCCCTGTAGCTCGGTAACCTGTTCCCAGGTGAGTGCAGCGCCGTAGAGGCCCTGCATTTCCTCGACCGTGAGGGCCACCAGCGAGCCGGAGCAGATGGGCGAGCCATCGGCGCCTTGCAGCCAGTCACCGTCACAGGCGAGGAAATTCATGCACCGGCCTCGAGGAGGTCGGCGGCTTGTTCGAGCGGTTCGCAGTCAGGGCAGACGGCGAAATGGGGCGGCAGGCTGAGGTCGGGCAGCAGGTCGCTTTGCGGCGCGGGCAGCGCCATGAGCTTGCCCATGTCGTTTCCGCAGCAGTCGCAGTACACCCGGTCATCGATCAGCATGGCCGCCCCTCCCGGTTAGTTGGCCTTGGCCGGGTCCGGCTGGGTGCCGGCTGGCTTGGCGGTTGGAGTCGGTTGCTGGGTCGGCTTGGGGGCTTGAGCAGCGGCTGCTTTCACAGGCTCAACGTGCAGGACGATGAACTTGCCGGCGTTCTTGGAACCGCGCTCGATCTCAGTGGTGACGCGGATCGGCTCCAGTACATCGAGGCCTTCGCAGGCGGCCCACACTTCGTCCAGGGCCTCTTCGGAGACATTCATCGACAGGATGGAAATGCCCAGGTCGCGCTTGCCGTCCGGCTCGTCACCGACGAACAGCTTCACCAGCTTTACGTTGTCGAACTCGACTTTCTCGGCGCTGAGAAATGCAACTTCCATGATCGAACGTGCCATTTGTGTTTCCTCTCTCTAGTTGCGCTTTATTGCGCTGCTTTGCTTTCTGTAGGCCGAGCGATCCCGAACCGGTGAACTCGCAAGTTCGCCGAGGTGATCTGTTACTTGGCCTACGGGTTAAAAAATCGCGTTGTGCGTGTTCTCTAGTTGGTTAACACCAAGGGCTTTGCCCTTGTCATCCCACTCTCGCCGCCGAGGGCTCGGGAGCGCGGG